AGGGCACCCTTAATTTTGATGCGGACACGTTCAAGGTCAAGATCGAGGGCCGCATCAACCGCAAGATCAACGCCGACAAGCTGCAAGAGTTGGCGGCGGAGAACGGCCTGAGCGACCATCTTGCAAGCCTGTTCCGGTGGAAGCCGGAAATCAACGCCTTCGCTTGGAAAGCAGCCAAGCCGGAAATCACAACCCCACTGCTTGACGCAATAACGGCCACACCGGGCCGTCCCTCGTTCACCATCACCAAGGAGTAATTGACATGGCATTCCTCGAAGAAACTTTTGTCGTCGACAACCTGCCGCAGCCTGAGCGCAGCTATGACCTGCTGCCTGAGGGGTGGTATGACGCCACGATCACGAAGGCCGATGTCGGTCAGACTAAGGCTGGCACCGGCACCAAGATCGATGTCCGCTACGACATCACTGGGCCGACGCAGCAGGGCCGGGTCATTTTCGGCAGCCTGAACATCCGCAACCCCAGCGTCGAGGCCGAACGCATCGGCCGTGAGCAGCTGGGCGAATTGATGCGCGCCATTGGCCTGCAACGGGTGCAGGATTCCGACGAACTGATCGGCGGCAATGTCTGCATCAAGGTGCGCATCAAGAAGGCGAGCGCCAAGGACATCGCCAACGGTTACACGCAGGACCGGAACGAGATCGCGGGCTGGAAGGCGATCGGCGGCTCAACGCCGGCGATGCCGAAGGCGTCGGGCTCCGCATCGGCCGCGCCAGCCAGCGCAAGCGCCAAGCCGCCTTGGGCTAAGTAAGTGAGTTTGTCCCCCCGGCCATTTGGGGTTGGAGCCGGGGGGACGCCTCAACCGCAGCAGCGAGAGACAGGCACATGAAATTGCCCGAACCGATAAATACCATACCGCACCTGATCGACCAATATCATAAATCGCAGAGCGAGAAGCCGCGCCCGCATCTGGGGTGCAGCCTGCTGGGCCACCCCTGCGATCGATGGCTGTGGCTGTCGTTCCGCTGGGCCGTGGTGGAGGCGTTCGAGGGACGCATCCTGCGCCTGTTCCGCCGCGGCCAGAACGAGGAGGCAGTCATCATACGTGACCTGCGCAACGTCGGGATAGACGTGCGATCGAGCCAGCAACGGGTCGATTTTGGCAGTCACGTCTCCGGCAGCCTCGACGGCGTCATTGAGAGCGGCGTGCCAGAGGCGCCGACAAAGCGCCACGTTGCCGAGTTCAAGACGCATTCGAAAAAGAGCTTTGATGACATGGTCAAGCAAGGCGTTGAGAAATCCAAGCCGATGCACTTCGTCCAGATGCAGGTCTACATGCACGGCACCAACATTGACCGCGCGCTCTATGTGGCGGTCTGCAAGGACGATGACCGGCTCCATATCGAGCGTGTTCGCTACAACGCCGACGTTGCCACCAGAGCGGTGGAGCGCGGCCGGCGCATCGCACTGGCGGATCGTATGCCACCACCCATCAGCACCGATCCTAGCTGGTACCAGTGCCGCTTCTGCCCGGCGCACGCGGTGTGCCACAAATCACAGCCGACGAAGGAAGTGAATTGCCGCACATGTGCGCATGCGACGGCGAAGCCCGACAGCACTTGGCGCTGCGAGCGGCACGAAGCCGACAACATCCCGGTCGATTTCCAGCACACCGGCTGCGATGATCACATCATCCACCCCGATCTGGTGCCGTGGCCAATGATCCCCAGCGAGGACGGCCACAGCGTCATGTGGCGCATCGGCGATCGCGTGATTGAGAACAGCGCGACTGCATACAAGAGCCGCGAGATACTGGCGAACCCGGCCGTGTGCGGGACCGATGCAGTTGAGAATGTGAAGCGGGTGTTCCCTGAAGCGGAGGTAGTGAGATGAAAATTAAGCCCGGGCCAAAGCCGCCAAAGTTTCATGCGCAACACAGCTTACTTCCAGAAACTGGATTGAGAGCCAGCCAGCTTGATATGCCATTATATTACACTGGTAAACCATGCGCTCGTGGTCATTATTCTCCAAGGTACACTAGTTCCTCAAACTGCATTGAGTGTATTGAGCAAAAACGAAAGATTGCCGGTAAAAATATGCGTGGCGGTGCTAAGTTTAGAAGCCAAGCACAAAATGAATTAGCGATGCAGGCTTTGGCCAACGGTCAAAAAACGTACATTGGAAATCCGTGTCCAATTGGCCATGTTGAACGTCGAGCAAGCACTGGAAATTGTATTGTTTGCGAAACGGAAAACAATCGCAAGCGTAAAGAACGCTATAAATTGAATCGAGTTTTCAATCTTTATGGCCTGACGCAATCAGCGCTTGAAGCGATGATCTCTGCTCAAAGCAATCAATGCGATATTTGCTTAGCTTCATTTTCAGAAGTGAATATGCACATCGATCATTGCCATTCGACCAACAAAGTGCGGTCTCTTTTGTGCAGTCGATGCAATCAGGCAATTGGCTTGATAGACGAAAGCATCGAACGCGCTGATAAAATTAAACAATATCTGCAGAGGTACAATCATGCTTCGTGATTACCAACGCCGAGCAATCGATTCCATTTACGAATGGTTCGATGAAAACAATAAAGGCAATCCGTGCTTAGTCTTGCCGACTGGCGCGGGCAAAAGTCATGTAGTTGCTTGTTTATGCAAAGAAGCGTTGCAGGAGTGGCCGGAAACTCGAATCCTTATGCTCAGTCATGTAAAGGAAATCTTAGAGCAGAATGCTGAGAAGATGCGCGAACATTGGCCTAACGCGCCAATGGGCATCTATTCCGCCGGGCTGCGAAGCAAGCGCCTCGGCGAGCCAATCACGTTCGCCGGCATTCAATCGGTGCGAAGCAAGGCGCAGCAACTGGGCCATGTTGATCTCGTCATTATCGATGAGTGCCATCTGGTGAGCCACAAGGACGAGGGCAGCTATCGTCACCTGCTGGCTGATCTTACCACCATCAACCCGGCACTGCGCGTCGTGGGCCTGACAGCCACGCCATACCGGCTGGGCCACGGGCTGATCACCGACGCACCGGCCCTGTTCCACGCCATGATCGAGCCGGTGTCGATCGCAGAACTGATCTACAAGGGCTTCCTGTCCACCCTGCGTAGCAAGCCCACCAATGCCACTTTCGACGTGAGCGGCGTCCACAAGCGGGGCGGAGAGTATATCGAGAGCGAGCTGCAGGCGGCGATCGATACCGACGAGAACAACGTCGCCGTGGTTGACGAGGTGATTGATCGGGCGGAGGGCCGCAAGGCGTGGCTGTTTTTCTGCGCCGGCGTCCACCATGCCGAGCAAATCGCGGTGCTGCTGAACCGACGCGGGATCCCGGCGGCTTGCGTGGTGGGCACAACACCAAAGGCCGATCGCGAGCAGATACTGGCGGATTTTAAGGGCGGCCGCCTGCGGGCGTTGACAAACGCAAACGTCCTCACGACCGGGTTCGACTATCCCGACATCGATTTGATTGCCATGCTGCGGCCGACGATGAGCGCCAGCCTGTATGTCCAGATGGCTGGCCGCGGGATGCGCGTGAAGAGCCACACCGATCACTGCTTGGTGCTGGACTTTGCGGGGGTGGTGCAGGCGCATGGGCCGATCACCGCTGTGGAGCCGCCCAAGCGCAAGGGCGATGGCAATGGCGAGGCACCGGTCAAGGTCTGCGATGCCTGCAACGAGCTGGTGCACATCAGCGCCAAGATCTGCCCGACCTGTGATACGCCGTTCCCAGAACCCGAGAAGCCTAAGCTGGAGCTGCACCACGACGACATCATGGGCGTCGATGTGCAGGAGATGGCAGTTACGGAGTGGAGGTGGCGCAAACACACGAGCCGTGCCAGTGGCAAGGAAATGCTGGCCGTGTCGTATTATGGCGGCCTGAGCGATCCGCTGGTCGAGGAATATTTTCCGGTCACGCACGGCGGTTACGCCGGTGAAAAGGCGGTGGCGACGCTTGGCATCATTGCCAGCAGTGCTGGCGCGCAGTTGAGGCAAGGCATTACGCTCGACGGCACCGCTGCCGTGATGAATGCCTCAAGGCCGCCAGCGGACATCACATACAAACGCGATGGCAAATATCATCGCATCATCGGGAGACTGTGGGGATGAGTGATCCATTTAAGATAGAAGGGCCGGCCCTGATCTCGTTCAGCGGTGGCAGAACGAGCGCCTACATGCTGTGGCGCATCCTACAAGCCCACGGCGGCAGCCTGCCGGATGATGTGCATGTCACCTTCGCCAACACCGGCAAGGAGCGCGAGGAAACGCTGCGGTTCGTGCATGAGTGCGCAACCCGGTGGAACGTGCGCGTGCGGTGGTTGGAGTGGCGGCCAATGCCAGACCGCTTTGCAGAAGTCGGCTTCAATTCTGCAGACCGCGCTGGCACTCCGTTTGAGGGCTTGATTGCCCTTCGCGGCAGGCTCCCAAACCCATTGCAAAGGTTTTGCAGCCGGGAGTTGAAGGTTGAGCCAATTAAGGCATTTTGCCGGTCGTTGGGCTGGGAGCGTTGGGCAAATGTCATCGGCTTGCGCTATGATGAAAGCCGCCGCGTTCGCAATAAACTAAACGAAAATGAATCGGGCGGCCATCGCTGGAAAAGCGCCATGCCGTTGTTTGACGCGAAGGTGACGCGCGATGACGTGATGGAGTTTTGGTCTGAGCAAGACTTTGACCTTGGCTTGCAGCCATACGAAGGCAACTGCGATCTGTGTTTTCTTAAAGGCGCACGCATCCTGCAATCTATCATTCGCCGCGAACCATCGCGCGCGGATTGGTGGATAGCACAGGAAGCCGCCGGGCAACGTTTTGAGCGCGACCGCTCCTACGCCGGCCTGCTTGATGCTGTGCAGCGGCAGCCTTTGTTGCGGCTTCTAGACCCAGATCAGGAATATGATGCCGAATGCGGAACATGGTGTGGGAGTGAGCCATCATGAGCCAAGCCGCCAAACCAGCCGCGCTGATTGCTTGGGAATGCGGGCGCCCTAAACTATGTTGGGACTGCAACTATTTTCACCGGGAAACCAACCATTGCCACAAGCACGCCGCAACCCCGCCCGCCGAGTTCCAAGAGGCGCCAAGCGCCTGCCCAGACTGGCGGGAACACGATCCATACGATGTGCAGCCAAGGGAGGTGCCGTTCTGACGGAAACTTTCCCAACCGAGCATGAGGAGCAGTGTGATTTCGTGCGATGGTTCCGGCGCAAGTTTGCGGACGTTCGCATATTTGCGATCCCCAACGGCGGCTATCGCTCTCAGGCGGCCGGCGCCAAGCTCAAGGCCGAGGGCGCGTCGGCTGGCGTTCCCGATCTTTTCGTGCCGGCTTGGCGGCTATGGATCGAGATGAAGCGCCAGAAGGGCGGCCGTGTTTCGCCCGAGCAGATCGACTGGATCGCGTATCTGGAGAGCCTCGGCCACACCTGCATCGTGTGCCCCGGCTCAGAGAATGCGCAATCTCAGGTCGACGCATTTGCTGCCACGATAAAATAATTCGCGGCACTGCATTTTGTCTGTTGATCTTTAGGACCAATGGCCCCATAACAATCAGGCCAACGGGGCAGCGCCCCACCAAAAGGGAGACAGAAGATGGCACTTTCTTTTCGAGTTCGCGACGATCTGGTCGATCTGGGTCGTGATGAAGACGGTTCGGTTATCGTGGGTCGTTCGTTTTACGTAGTGGCCGAGGATGAAGCC